AAAAAAATAGATATTGATAATATAATGAAAAAGAAAGATGAACCGCAAAATATTAAGATGGTAATAGAAGAGCCAAAAAAGAAGAAAGGAAGACCAAAAAAAGAAGTATGACTAACTGACGATAAATTAGGAGGAAATGAAATAATTTTACCTGAACCCGAACCAGCCCCGAAAAATATAGAACCAGCAGTAGATAGAATAGAAGAAAAAATGAAAGAATTAGAAGAATTAGGAAGACAACACGGAGCAGTAAATTATAATGCCGACCCGATAATTCAAATTATTCATTATTTATCATTAATAAAAGAATATGAAAAAAAATGTGCTATATTAGGTTTTAGTCATTTAGATAAATTACTAATAAATACTGATTATACATCAATTCTAACAAAAAATTTTTATAAGTTTGCTAAAACATTAAGTAATGATATATTAGATTGTATAAAAAAAGGAGATAAACTTATTGCTATACCATTAGGATTAAGATTTGAAACATCAAAAACAGGACACGCAAATATGTTAATTTATAGACCCGATGAAAAAACTATTGAAAGATTTGAACCTCACGGGCAACAATATAAATATGGATTAGATAATAAGGATTATTCTGTAAATGAAATATTAAAAACTATGTTTGAAGAAAAAATGAAACCATATTTAAAAAATTACACGCCAAAATATATACCGCCTTATGAAATATGCCCGTCAATTAAAGGTTTTCAAGCATTAGAAAGTGAATTAGAAAGTTTAGACAAAGAAGGGGGTGGTTTTTGTGGTATGTGGTCTAATTTTACATTAGAATTAATGTTTTTAAATCAAAAATTAACAACAAAAGAAGTTTTACAAAAAGCATTAGATATATCAAAAGAAGACCCGCAATATTTAAGAAATGTAATTAGGGGTTATGTATTAAAGGTGGAAAATGTAATGGATAAAGTAATTAAAACGATTGATGCGAATGAAGGATTTACATTTGAAAAAGATGCGGAAGATTTATGGAAAAATAAAAATAAAGATATTGAAACTTATATTTTAAATTATTTAGAAATATTAGGAGGTAAAAGCTCTCATATAAAAACTATAAAAGAATATAAATTAACACATCTAAATAATAGTAAATTAAGAGCAAAATATAGAAAATTATATTATGTGTTAGATAAATATGAATATATAGATTTAGAGGCATTACTTAAAAAAGTATTTAATTATACAGATAAATATAATGAATTAGAAGGCAAAAAATATAATAAATTAATACCATTTATATTAAATAGAGTAGAAAAAGATAATATTAAAAATATAAATAACAAAAAAGAAAATGAAATATATGAATACTTTAATAAATTAGAAAAGAATAAGAAATAATTAAGTTTAAATATATATAAAAATAATAATAGTTAATTATATATATATAAATGTCGCAAACAAACGCATTCAAACAAGCGAATAATCCTGATAGAATTTATTATGATATTTTACAAACAAATATAGGAAGAAACACCGAAACACCCGCCCGATTTATAGAAACAACTGATACACCTATAATAAACAATACAGGCGATTATAATATGAGCGTTGTTAGATTTCAAATTGATACGCCTAATTTGCCCGTTTTAATAATTCAACCTAATACGAGTAATGCCGTTTCGCCCAGCACTTATTTAGGAGCTGATAGTGGTTATATTGCGACTGATTATTCCTATGTTTTTAACTATTACGGGCTTAACGGACAAATAGGAGACCCCGTTGTAGTGTCTCAATTTTTTATAGATTGGAAGCCCGAAAATCCTAATATTTATAAACCCTCTTATGATGAATATAAAGACGGAAACCATATAAATTTTGAATATTTTTATTGTTATTCTTATTCTTATTTTTTTGATTTTATAGTTAATCAATCAATACAATTAAATTATGGAGGTTTTGTTAATGATATTAATACTTATTTACCTGCGGGAGCTGAGAAAGACACATTTATAAATCAATTTTCACATTTCGCATATCCGCCTACTTTTGAATGGGACGAAGCAACACAAAAAGTAAATATTATAGTTCCGCCATTTTATTTAACTACTAATTATTACACAGCTCTTACACCAGCATCAAGCGTAAGTTTTCCCGTATTAATAGGTCTTACAACAGGCGGAGGGAGTGATGTTTGTTTTTGTTCTATAAATGTTTCGCCTAATTTTTATACTTTAATTTCAACTTTTCCTGCCCGAATTGTAAGCCCTCAAATTTTTATATATGAGGAAGTTTATGAATTACTTTTTAGAACTAATTTTGTAAATAATTGGATAAAAAACGCATCAGCTTTTACAAGTTGGTCTTATACTAATACGGGGGCGTGGTCGCCTGATTTAACAGAGGCGACTTATGTATATCCCGAGTATTTAGTAAAAGTGGAGCAAGAATGGAGTTCAATAGATTTAATGACCCCGATTAATAGTATTGTTTTTACCAGCAATACGCTTCCTCTTGTTCTCAATCAACAATCATCAAGCCAGATAAAAAATAATAAAGATGTTTTTTCACCTAAAACGCAAGGTTCTTTAAATCAACATATTTTAACAATTACGGATTTAATGAGTAATCAGCAAGGATATAGACCGAATATTTTATATGTTCCATCAGGACAATATAGATATATTACTCTTCAAGGTAATCAGCCATTAAATCAAATAGATATAAATGTTTTTTATCAACTAAAAACGGGTGAATTAATCCCCTTTATGCTTACAAATGGAGGGACAGCATCAATTAAATTATTATTTGAAAAGGTTGTATTAGCGGAAACGGAGAAATTACAATTTGCGAATATGAGTTTAAGAAATTTAGGTATATAAAAAAAATGTTTAGAATAATTTATATATATTTATATTTATAATATATATAAAAAATGAGTGCCGACTTTAAAACTGCGTTAATCAAATCATCTTTAATTTCAGGTATAACAGACCAGCTGACTTATGCCGTAATGGCGGGTGGGAGTTCCGTGAATTTTCAGTCATTCCCCGCCATTTCGCCGAATTCAACAAGTATTACTTTTAATATTAATGTTCCGAGTGAAAACACTATTGTAAATCGTGAGGTTTTAATTAAAACAAAAATTAATTTTACATTAGAAATAACTAATGTGGATGTGGGTGAATATGCTATTGATTTAGGAGGTGGAAAAGATGGTCTTATGCCTTTTCCATTAAATTCGCTTTTTCAGACCGCAACCGCTCAAATTAACAATACTTCCGTTTCAGTTAATTCGCAAGAGGTTTTGCCTTCTATTCTTGCTATGACTTCACAAGCCGAATTATCAAAATATAATGCTATGACCCCTCATTTATTAGATAATTATTATGCTAAATATACTGATGCTACAACTGCTATTAATAATCCTCTAAATCCTTATAATTTTAGTGATTATGATAATGACTATGTGCCTCGTGGCTCTCATAGAATTAAAATTTTGGCGATTAATAGAAAAGTTCTCCCCTCTACTAATACTGCTAATTTAGAAAGCACAGACCTTACTGATATTTTCACTATTGGTCTTCAAGTGGAGGTTTGTGAGCCTATTTTCTGCTTATCGCCTTTCTTGTATGGTTCGCCTGAATTCAACTCACAAGGTTTAGTTGGCGTTCAAAATATTAATTTTACATTTAATATTGATAGCACATTCAAGCGGTTTTTTGGTTCGGCTCAACCTTGGACTTTAACATCTATAAAAGGTGGTATTAATGTTCCTACTGCTACTACTTTCAATACCGCTTCCGTTTTCCCTGATTGCGAAATGTTAATGAATTTTGTTTCATCACAGCCCGAGGATAGAATTAATGCGAGAAATGTTGTTCCATATTTAGACCTTCCCCGTTATATCACAACTATTTCTTCAACAATCGCTCATACAAACGCCCCTACTACTCAAATCACAGCTAATAACATCACATTAAATCAGCTTCCCGATTACTTTATCATCTGCGTAAGAAAGAGAATTCAGGATTTCACGCATAATGAGGCAACACATTTCCTCGCTATTGAGGATATTACAATCAATCTTGCGAATGTAAGTGGTCTTTTAAGCTCTGCTTCTCGTGAGGATTTGTATAGAATGAGCCGTCAAAATGGCTCACAGCAAAGTTTTGAAAGTTTCACAGGTGTCGCACAAGGAAACGAAACAAGCACCGCTACAAATGGCGGTAAAAAGAATGTTGAAACAATTGGTTCGGTTTTAGTCCTTTCTCCTGCGTTAAATCTCTCATTACCAAGTTATCTTTCTAACGGCAGTCTCGGGTCATATAATCTAAGCTTCTCGGTAGGTGTTAAAAATCATTCGGGGGTGGATATTACTTCTTGCGAAATTGTTGTAATTTGTGCTAATTCAGGATTGCTGACTACAATTAGCGGGTCAAGTTCTTTATACACAGGCATACTTACAAAGCAAATGGTTATAGATGCTCGTGCGATGGGTTCATTAGACCCTATACAAGCATCTCAATATGTTCGTTTAGTTGGTGGAAATATGAATGAGAGGATGTCTTCTAATATTAAAGAAATGCCTATGACGAAAGAATATGATAAAAATATGATGATGAAAATGAAAGGATTTGGCGTTTCTTCGGGTGGTGGTGCTTCTTCGGGTGGTCGGTTTTCAGGTATGACTACAAGACATTAAATATAGGGCTTAAATATTCATTATAAATATTACATTTTCAATAAATATTAATAACAATATGGAAAGCAAAGGCAACCTTTTAGATTATTTTATATTATTACCATATATAATATAAAATAATATAAAAAATATTATAATCTAACTCTTTTTAGATTATTTTATATTAAAATGAGTAATAATTTTAAAATTATTACCTTTAACAATCTATTTTTAATCTATTTATTATATTTATTATATTATTATATATTATTTATTGTAATAATTATATATAATCTAATTATAATCTAAAAAGGTCGCATAATTACTTTAATATTGTTCTCAATATTGTTTGTAAAAATGATATTTAGAATTATATTTAAGTTATAATTATAATATAATATATATATAAATGGATAATAAAGATATTTTTGCTTTTCTATCTATTGATGGAGAACAAATTTTAGTGGGTTCAAGAGCCGATAAGAATATAAAATATACTGCTGATTATGATTTGAAAGAGAAGAAGACTTTTAAAAAAACGGCTGATGTATATTTTCATATATTTAATTTATTTAGAGATAAATTTAAGGAAGCATTAGAAAACCCTAATATATGGATAATTGATTTTAAATGCGGAATGTTTAGAGGACAACCTATAAAATGGAATAAAACGGAGATGAAAAGAGGTTATAAAAATATAGATAGTTATATTATTTTATTTACTGATTGCTTACAACAAAATAGTATTATTAAATTAGATATTATAGGGATTGATAAAGACCATAATATAACAGAGTATAGTGATATTTACAAAATCAAAGTTGGCGATTTAAACCTAACTCAAAATGAGCCTAATAGTGAAGATGAAAAAAACTCTTTTTTAACTGATTTTTACGGCAAAGTTAAATATAAAAAATATTTTAAAGCTTTAAGAAGGTTATATAATTATGCTATTGTAATTAAAAATAAGACTTTACAAAATGATTTAATAAGTATATTTAACTCATCATTAGGAGAAGATTATAAAATTATGAATGATTTAAATACTTTATTAATGTTATTAGAGCAAAAGTTTAAGCCCGTAGATAGAAATATAATTTTAACTCATTTAAATATGATGAAAATTAATACAAAAAAAAATAGTCTTAAACCATCTTTGGAAGAAATAATTAAAAATATGAATACTAATATTAATGAAAAATTAATACCTTTAATAAAGAGTAATAAACATATATATATTTATTTTGCCTCTTTTTTTTAATTATTTTCTTTTGTTATTATATAAATGTTTAAAAATAGTTTAGTTATTGCCCCGAGTATTGATGAAGTAATGAGAAGAGTTAAAACCCCTTTAACTGATGGAGATTTAGAAAGATATTTTGGAAGTGGAAAAAATAGTGAAGTAATGAAATATAATGAGTTGGCGAATTATAGAACTATTGATGAATTATTACCTTTATCTATTGATTTTAGAATTGTTTTAGTAGAACAAGAAAAGAACATAGGACACTGGGTTTGTATATTAAAATATAGAAATGTTATAGAGAGTTTTAATTCTTATGGTAAAGATATAGATAGACAAAAAGACACTTTTGGAGCTATTAAGAATAGACTATTAGGACAACAGACAGACTATTTAACAAATTTAGTTAAAAAATCAAAATATAATTATGTTATTAATAAAACCCCTTTTCAATCAAAAGAGGAAGGGATTAATACTTGCGGGAGATGGTGTATATTAAGAATAATTGCTATGAAAGATTTATTTATGGATTTAGAACAATTTAAAGAAATGGTTATAAAAGGTTGTAAAGATTTAAATGTAGAACCTGACGCATTAGTTAGTATTTGGATTAATTAATTTATTTTCTTATATATATATATTAAATGGATATTTCAAATCATTATATAGAAAATGAAACAATAGAGCCTAATAAAGATTTAGAAAGAAAAGTATATGTAAAAAATTATAATACTAATTATTATAAAACTCATAAAAAGGATATTTTAGAGCAGAAAAAACAAGTTAGAAGGCAAAAAATACAAGACGAAAGAGAAGCGGAAATTAAACTATGGAAAGAAAGAATATTAAATAGTGAAAATCCTTTTACATTAACATTTGAAAAACCTTAAAAAAATATATATATTTATATATAAATGGTTAATGTAAAATTACTTGATATTATACCATCAACAAGGAAAGATAAAAAACTAATGGCGATTTTTGAGGTTGGAGATAAAATTATAAAAACTCATTTTGGTAGTAGGTTTAGCGAAACATTTATAGACCATAACAATATAATAAAAAAAGCAAATTATATTAAAAGACATAAAGCATTAGGAACTGAAAACTATAATTCACCTATTACAGCATCATCTTTAAGTTTGAACCTATTATGGAATAAGCCGACATTTGAGGAAAGTTTAGAAGATTACAAAAAAAAGTTTAATCTTTAATGAATTTTTTTATATATATTTATATTATAATTATATATAAATGAATTATGAAAATATAGGAAAAGTTGTAGCAAAAGTTATTAATAAAAATGATAAGAAAAAAGAAAAGATTATTAGCATAAGTGATAAGACTAATGAAATTGATAATCCTATGAATAAAATTGTTATAACTAAATCATTTGAATATATACAACAAATACCAAATAAAAATCAGGAAAGACAAATTTTATATATCACGGGAGCAAGTGGAAGCGGTAAAAGTTATTATACACAATTATATTGTAGTGAATATAAAAAGTTATTTCCTAAAAATGAGATATTTTTATTTAGTAGCATAAATGAAGATAGTAGTATAGACAAAATTAAAGGATTACAGCGTTTTATATTAGATGAAAAATTTATAAAAACTAATATAGGGGCGGAAGATTTTAAAGATAGTATGGTAATTTTTGATGATACTGATGTAATAAGTAATAAAATATTAAAATTAAAAATTAATAGTATATTAAACGCATTATTAGAAACTGGAAGACACTTTAACACAAGCGTAATTTATACATCACATATAGCAACAGCGGGATTAGACACAAAAAGAATATTAAATGAGGCTCATTCTATTACTATATTTCCCGCATCATTAGGGGGGCGGAGTTTAAAAAATCTTTTAGAAAATCATTTAGGATTTGATAGACACCAAATAAAAAAGATTAAAAATATAGAAAGTCGCTGGACTACTATATGTAAAACTTATCCTATGGTTGTTTTAAGTGAAAGAGAAGCCTATTTATTAAAAAATGATGATTAAAAATTTTAGGCTCATACCATTTAAAAAAACCATATTTTTATATTTTTTTGTTATGAAAAAAGATAATAAAAAAGTATTAGAATTATAACATTTTTTTTTATTAGTTATATTTATAATTATATATAATTAATAATTAATATATATTAATATATTTAGGAAAAAAAGGACTTAAAGAATTAATATGTATAATATATATAAA